TGGATGTTATACGCGATGTCCTTGACGGGCAGGTTCTTGAGCAGATGTAAAACGCTCGTCGTCACGTTGGATTTCGAGATTCCTCCACTCGCGAGATGCGCGAAGAAGAAACTGAATTCTGCAATAGCATTCTTCCAGTCGATCTCGTCCTTGACTGCCGTCAGCTTCGTCACCAAATCCTCGAAGAAGGGGAACTTGTGCGCATGTTCCACTGAAAACAGTGATTGTGCCACACCAGTTAACCTCATCGAGATCAGTTTGTCACGCTTCGCTCGCTTTTCTTCTAGACTCCGTTGTCCGTTTCGTGCTCGTTTCCATTCAGGTCGTGCTTCTCGAACCAAAGCCGCTTGGTGCATTCTCATGGCGCGCTGATATTCTTTGCGCCGCTCTTCCTTGACATCCTCGGGTTCTTCACAATCATAGAAGAAGTCTAGGTCACCACTCTCAGCAGGTCCAGAAAACTCATGATCGTAGTAGTCGTCTGAATGGAGGGAGCTCCAGTCATCGGAATCTTCATACCTGTCGTAGTCACGGTTCGGATCGTAGTAGCATTCACACGAAAGTGAGTCCAGGTCCACGGGTTGTTGGTCACAGTACAGGTCTCGGAATTGTTGCCTGAAGGGGCCGCCGTTCCCAAGACCTGCACGTTTATCACGTGCACGGAACTCCGTCAACTGATGACGGAGCTGACCTTGCCCGACAAAGAACAACTTTCGCCCATACCAGACGGGAAGACCCATGTTATCACGGATCGCCGCATCAAGCATGTATTCTGTCGTCACCATGCGCAACTGTTCGATGTATTCAGGCAGCTTCGCAACTGAGTACTCATCCGTCTTCAGAAGCTCTGAGTATTCGTCGGGCAGGCAAGGGACAGACATGGAGGGCCATGTCCGTGTCGCCTTCGACTTCACCCAGAACCACGGCAAACGTCGGGTTCCAGCGATACGACGCAACCCTTCAGCAGCTTCTGCCGCGGACGGTTGTCGAGGTCCAATTGGCTCATCGTCAGGTACCGAAAAACTCTTATGGTTCTTCAGTATTGCGAATCGCGAGCCTGCAATTCGCGGAGCGTTGTAGCTCTTGTTGGGAACGTTGGTCTGTTCCAGCATGTGCGAAATCGCACCACAGTTT